AACAATGTGAAACAATGTGAAACAATGTGAAACAATGTGAAACAATGTGAAACAATGTGAAACAATATTAATACTTGACATAAGAACATAATGTCTATAGAATATCCTTGTAACTATAAGAAGCGCTCCGGCGCGTGAGAAGGATCCGGAAGGGATCAGAAAGAAGGGTTAAATGAAGAAGAGAACGACGGTGTATTTAGATCATGATACTTGTAAGAAGTTCAAGCTTTACTGTTTGGAAAACGAGGTATCTATGTCCGAAGTATTGGAGCGTGAAATCAAGCGCTTGATCCGTATTGATAACGCACTTAATTATGGAAAGCGTGGCAAGAAATGAAAACCGTTATCAGAACTATTGACATTAACCGCGCAACGTTGGCGGAGCTTCGGCTATTCATAAGCCAGGCGGGAAAGCAAGCGAATCAACGCTTACGACAATTGGAAGCGTCGAAAGTTACGGCCGGATCCAACAAGTATAAATACGTAAAGCGCGCGGCCTTTAAGGATAAGTCCGGAGTATATGGCAAGACAGAAAAGGATCAAATAAAATTCAACCTTAACACGCGGGGCCTCAAGATTCAAGAAATGAGAAAGCGCGCGGCCGAAATCCAAAAATTCATTACGCCGCAAATAAGTAAGAAGACCGGAAAGCCCATGGCCGACACTTCAACAGTAGTCGGAGTAAAAGCTAAATATAAGAAGGCAGAAGAGACTATCCGTAAAACAACCGGCGCTAAAAATCTAACAATGGATGACGTAGCCGGGCTTGTAGAGCGCTCAATGTATCAAAAACTTTCTGAAATATACGGACCTTCGAAAGTTATGGCGTTGTACGCGAAATTTAAAGATCAGGCAACCGGAGACACTTCTATGTTAGCTTTTGAGCGGTGGCTCGCTTCGAAAGAGTGGGATTTTACCGACGAAGGTACCGCACCGTCAATTGATGAAATAGTGTCGCAAATTGATCTTGATTTTAAGGTTGAAAATGTAGACGTACAGCCGGAAGATAATCCGTATATGTCAGTAGACAACCCGGAGGATATACCTTTTAATTAATTATGGAAGAATTCACATATTATACAATTGATAACTTCCCTTATGCTTCCTTTAAAGCATACTTGGAAGAAAACCGTATAAAGCGCAATAACGCCCGCGCCGCCTATAATATAATATGTGCGTTTGATTCTGAGACTTCCCACGATACGCGAGAAGATGAGTATATCAATATCTATGAAGCGGAGCGCGATTATATTTCCGGACATAAGCTTATCGTTCCTGATTACATAAAAGACAATGTAGACGAATATAACGAGATCCGCAAGCGCTGCTTTGCTCAGCGATTATATTTATCAAATAAGGGTTTACGTATAAGTGAATTATACGAAAATCTTGTGTTGCTCTTTGGTTGGGATGATATTAATAATGAAATAGATCAATTCTTAGCTATTACAAATTTTATGATAGACACGGCTCCGGACGCGGAAAACGATAGTGAAATAGCCTGGGTTTACTCTTGGGCAATAACTTTAGATGATTATATCGTTTTCGGCCGTTATCCTTCGGAGTTCGTTTCTTTTCTTGATAAAATCAAAGAATTGATTGAAGACGATACACTTCTATATATCGGAGTGCATAATCTTTCATACGATTATACTTTCTTTCGGCCTTGGCTTATTGACTCTTACGGAAAGCCGGATAAAGAATTTTGGATGTCCCCGCACAAGTGCATATATGCCGAAGTCGGTAACTTTCGTTTATATGATACGCTTATTTTGTCTAATAGATCCTTGCGGAAATGGGGAAAAGACTTAGGTGTTGAGCATATAAAGCGCCTGGAGCCTAAGCAGTATTATTCCGAAATAATTTATCCCGATAGCGAATTAACAGAAGAAAATATACAGTATCAAATTATTGACGTTGTATCCCTGAAAGAGTGCATAAGAGCGCAGCTTGATTTATTCGGTGATCGTTATATCTGGGAAGCACCGCTTACTTCCACCGGTTACGGCCGCCGTGATATGAAACGCTATTATGATGAATATAACCGCCACAATAAAAATGCTGCCTTATGGGAGTTCCAGCGCTCAAAGCTAACACCGCTTATGTATCAGCGCAATAAAGAAGCTTTTAAGGGTGGTTTTGTTCATGGCAACGAAGATTATAGAGATCAGACAAAGAAGGGAAACGGAAAACACGCCGACTTTAGAAGCCATTATCCGACGCAGCTTCGAATTCGCAAATATCCGCGCGGGAAGTTTTTAAAGCGTAATATTAAAAAGCTTTCGGATATATGGAAAGAAAATAAACTTTCTATTATTACGGTTATACTTGAAGACGGAGAATTAAAAGATCATGATAATCCGGTACCGTTTCTTATGGTATCAGACCTTGAAAATGGTGTTGAAATCCGTAATAAAGCCGGGCAAATCATAAGACCGCGCATATTGCCTAAGAATATAGTACGGGACAACGGCCGCGCGCTTGCTTTCAAGGGATCCGTAGCGCTTACTTTTACGGATGTTGACTTATCAATTATATTTGATGAATATAAGTTTAAAAGCGTATCAATATATCTTTGCATGACGGCCGACGCGGACTATCTCCCGGAATGGTTTATTAAGTGCATGGATTATTATTATAAGTTAAAATCCGACTTAAAAGCCCGCGTTAATTATCTTAAAAAGAGCGGCGCTCCTGATTATGAAATTATCGACGCAGAATCATCATTAACAAAAATAAAAAATCTTCTTAATGGCCTGTATGGAATGTGCGCAACTGATATTATAAAGCCGCAAACTATAGCGGATCTTGAAGGCGATTTTTTGGATCCTGAATACTTGCCAATCGGTGAAGCGCTGGAAAGATATTATAAGAGCGGAAACAAGCGCTTTTATAACAAAAACTTCTTGTCTCCACAATGGGGTACATTTGTTACTGCTTACGCAAGACTTGAACTATATCAAATGGCGAAAATGATTGACCAAGAGGGCGGAAAGTGGACCGGTAAACACTTCCTTTATTCGGATACGGATTCTATTTTCTTCTTAGATGATGAAAACGACACTATAGAAAATAAAATCAACGCATTAAATAAGAAGTGGGAAGCCGAAGCAATAGAAAAAGGGTGGTATATTATCAACGAAAAGAACGAAAAAGTAGTATATCATCAGTTCGAGCTTGAAAAAGAACGTATTACGGCTTTCAGATTCTTACATTCGAAATGTTATGCGTTCGAAGATCAGGACGGTTTGCACGCAACTATTGCCGGAGTGCAAAAAGAAATTTTCGAAGGCAATTATACGGACGACGGGAAGCCAATTTTCTTCCACAACTACGACGAACTCGGCAGTATAGACCGACTGACACCGGGGACAGTTTTCAAGAAATGCGGCGGCACAAAGATAAAGTATATTCCCGGAAGAGCTTACACCGATAAAATCAACGGGCATTATATCGAGTCCGGAGCGTGTGCAATTTTAACAAACAATGAAAAAACTTTACACCCCGGAGTATTTGACGATATAAGCGAAATAGAAAATCTATTTACAGAAAGCGAGGGCTATTAATGGAAAAGAAAAATATTAAACTTCCTAACTATGTAAAAGAAAAGAACGTAATGAAAGTTATTAACGCTTCCCAATATGCGCTAATCCTTGGCGCCTGGTCTAACGGTAAAAGCTACGCAACCAAAAACGGAATAGTTAGAGAGTGTGTGAAACGTGGTGTAAAATTCGGTTACTTGCGGCGCTTCGGGAAGGAACTCGGAGACGAGAAAAACGAAAATTATTTCTTGGATTGCAACGTATCTGATATAACCGGCGGGGAATGGTCGAATATAGTAGTTTTTCGTCATAAAATATATCTGGCAAGATTTAATAATGACACGTCAAAATGGGAGAGAGGGCAGCAGCTCGGCGAGTGCTTCGCGCTTAATGAATATATAGAGTATAAGTCCCGCGTATTCCTTGATTATGAATATTTGATCTTTGAAGAGTTCATAACATTAGATAACTATCTTGATAAGGAACCTTATAAACTTTTCCGTATGGCTTCAACTCTGTTTCGAAATAAGCGCGGCCACGTGGCCTTAATCGGTAATACTGTAAGCCCGATATGTCCATATTATAGAGAGTGGGAGCTTTTAAATACAACAAAGCAGAAGCCCAACACGATAGACACTTATAAAAAGGAAGTCGAAGAAGACGACGGCAGCAAGACGGAAATATTAATAAAAGTATATATGACGCCGCCGCTTGATAAGTCGTCGGGTATGTTCTTCGGCCACCTGGGAGAAATCACCGGCGGAACATATCATGTAGACAATCAGCCGCATATTGAAACGGATATTGAAGATCTCGAAGTTATATATACGGTAGTATTCCGAAAAAATGATATTACTTTCCTGATGCAGTTCGTACACGATAAGCGCCTTAACTCCGATTATTGGTATATACAGCCGAAAGTTTCAAAGCCGCAGAAAAACACGCGCTTAGTTGGTGAATTTGATACCATGGCGCAGATTCACACAGACGGTTTTACCGGGCTTACTACTACAGAACAGAAGCTTTTTAACTTCCTTAAAATCGGAAAGTATTGCTTTTCTGATAACTTGACCGGGACACTCTGGAAAAAGTGTTATAAAGAAGTATAAACAATTTAACCGCATTGTATTTGACAATGCGGTTATTTTATGCTATATAGAAAAGTAAATACAACTTATTAAGTTGTATTTAAAACCGTAAACAATTATTTAAATAGTATAAACAATTAAGAAAGGAAAATAATTATGAACGTTAGACAGTGTTACGCGATTAATAATTCAATTAGTAAGCAGCTTTTCGGCGCCGAAGCCGTAACAGCTACAGATTTTACCGGGTTAGTATCACTCGGCAATTCAGTGCTTGCTACCAACAGCACAAAAGAGCGCTATTTGGGAGTGCTTTCCGATCGTATCGGAAAGACAATACTTCGCACTCTTCCCGTTATTTCGAAGTATTCTAAATTTATGATTGATAAAATTACTTTTGGTGCAGCTCTTCAGAAGATCAATATCGCACCCTTCGAAGCAAAAGCCGCTAATTATTGGAAAGTCGGGGACGACGATTTCAAGCCCCAGAACTTCGATATTAATAAGCCTACCGTTACACAGAAGATTTTTTCAGATATCAACTCTTACGAGTTCGACGTTACGGTACCCGATAGGATTCTTGAAGAGTCTTTCACAAGTGAAACCGCTATGCAGTCTTTCTTTTCCGGTATTATGGACGCTCTTACGGCTTCCGTAGTTAATGCCGTAAATACTTCCGGTCAGATCGCCGTAATTAACTTTATTGGCGAGAAGATCCACGCGGAAAATGGTATAGTTAACCTTCTTTCAGAGTATAACACCGCGTACGGTCTTACCGGAGCTTCCGCGCTTACAGCAGATAAGGCGCTTACAGACGCGGCATTCTTAAAGTTCGCTAACATGACAATTGCAAAGTTCGTTGATTACCTTGCTGAGCCTTCATATTTGTATAACACAGACTCTATGTTAAGATCAACTTCACGCGAAAACCTTCATGTATTAATGCTTACTGATTACGTAGCTGCTTCCAAAGCTCTCATGCAGTCGGACACATTTAACAAAGATCTTGTTGAACTTCCTATGTATGACGAATTCACACGCTGGCAAGGAACCGGCACAACAGCGCCCACATTCGCAAATACATCAAAGATTGATATAACAACTTCTTCCGGTGCTTCCGTATCGGCTTCCGGTATCGTTGGAGTCCTTGCGGATAGAATGGCAATCTTTACAATGTTCGATAAGCGCAAGATCGACACAGATAGAAACAATCACGACGAGTACACAAATTATTGTTCTAAGGTTGCTATCAGGTATGCTAACGACCTCGGGGAAAATGGTATTATATTTGTAATCCAGGATCCCACAGCCTAAGCAAAAATAAATTAAGGCGGGTCCTTGCGCCCGCCTTTATTTTTTAGGAGATCAATATGCAGATAGATTTTTATAAAAATACAATACCGAAAAATCGTTTATATAGGAACTTAACCGGGCATTTAACAAGTGAAGGACACTTGAAAGAAGCCACGGATATTTTAAACCCAATAATTACAGTCGCTTATAATGCGTATCATGTTAACATAAATTATTGCTATATCCCCGCCTTCGGAAGATATTACTTCATAAAAGATTATGTCATTGACGGGGATACCGTAACTTTATATTTACACGTAGACGTTCTATATACATACAGAGATCAGATATTACAGTCTCAGGCAATCGCGGCAAGATCTTCTTCGCATGGTAACTTGTTTTTTAAAGATGATTTTGTCCAGGCCGAAGCCGGTTATAGATTCAATGTTTCTAAGTTCCCTTATAACTTTGCGGCAGTCGGCGGAACTTATATTTTATACTTAGCGGGAAGGTAATTATATGACAATCAGAGAAGCAATAAAAAAATATATTGAAGTCAATAATATAAGGTACAACGGCGACTTTTCCGAGCTTGACTTATATTTACAAGATGCCGATATTGAGCCTATCGTTGATGAGCAGCGCGACACGATAAATATAGATATAAGACAGATTGGTAATGATGTAGACATTCAGGGCGAGTTATACGATTATAACTATCTTACGACTTTAAGCCGCCCGGATTCCTTATATTATTTCTTTACTTTTGATATAGCTTTCGATAGCACAAACGACCATATTACAAGATTTTCGCTTCAATTTAACGCTATTGATTCTAACACATGGACTTACATAAATCCTACTTGGGTAGATTTTCACGCCGTGGGATCCTTCACGCGGCTATCGGATCAGCAGTCAATAAATATTGATACTGATTATTACGACGGCGAAACCATACCGCTTATATCTCCGCAAACTTCTATTTTGCGTCCCGGTTGCTGGACTGATTACCTGGACGGAGAGCAGCATATAACAATGCGTATAAGCGACGGCAACGCCTTCAACATCTTTAAAGATGTAAGCGCCGCAATAGCTTATTATCGTGACGGAGATCCGGACGGATTCTTAAATGCTGATTCATACGCAACTAAAAAATTCGAGTATTTTATAAAAAATACTGTATATAAAAACGGCAAGCTTTTATATTACCGTGATTATAAATTTAAAACAGACTCGCAAACGGATCCGCACTGTATGGCGCTTGTTCGTAATGATAGCGTTGGATACGATCATATATTAAACGGACAGAACAGCTCACATATTACGCAAATATTAAACCGTGGCAGAAGTGACCGCGCTAATGAATACGCACCGACAAGCTCAGCGCCTACGGAGTATTTGCGTTTCTCTCAGGAGACCGCCGGCGGTAATGAATATACGGTGTCTTATTGGCGCACTAATATTCATTGCTTTGATAATCAGTCAGATGCAGACGACTATATAAATACCGGCAATACTGAAAATAGTACAAATAATAAGGAAGTAAACCGCGCAAATGATACTATTGTAGACGGGCATATTGGCGACATTGTAAGCGAAACCGACAACGGATCAAGCGGGATTTCTTTTGCTTATGGTGGCCAGATATACGCACTTAGCTCGGTTAACTTAGCGTCGTTTTTTACAAACGTATTATTCAGTACAGATACAAGTATAAAAGACGCTATCCTGGAAGGTACTCAGCTTTTCGGCGCGAATCAGATTAACGCAATAAATGGCGTTATGTATTTACCGATTTCCGATATATCCGACATAGCGTCAGTGTCTTCCGTTAATAAATGTTTTATCGGGACGTATGAAGCACCCATAACAGCACAACGCGTAGTTGCAAACGATAAAATGATTAATTGCGGTAGCGCTCAATTTGATGAAACTTACGGCGACTTCCGCGACTATGAACCCTTCTGTAAGCTTGGAGTACTGCTTCCTTACATTGGATTTAAAGAGCTTTCAATAAGTAAGTACATTAATAAAACCGTATCATTAAAATATGCCGTAGACGTAACGACCGGCGCATGTACTGCGTATTTATACGCGAACAACGTTATTATGGATTCTTTTGACGGAACTATGGGAGTGCAAAGACCTATTACGGCCGTTAACCAACAAGCACAGGTATCCGCCGTTATAAATGGCATACTTGGCACAGCTACACAAGCAGCCAAGACAATAGGAACCGCGGGAACAACGGCGGTAGCCGGTGCAACTCTTGCCGGTGCTTCATCAGTCGCAGAAGCAGCACCACAAGCGGCAAAGTTTGCCGGCGGACAGTCTCAAATAGGCGGCGGCGCAATCAATACTATATTATCGGGATATAGCACTTTGGAAGCTGCTATTGACTCTCCAATATCAACTCGCGGCGCTTATTCCGGAGTCCTCGGAGAGTTCGGAAATCAGTATCCGTATTTTATTTTCGCATGGCTTAAAACATCAAAGCCCGCGAATGAAATAGAAACTATCGGCCTTCCTTCCAACGCCGGCGGCGCGGTCGGATCCTTCGGCGGCTTCTTACAATGCGCCGCGTTCAACCTGGCGAACGGCTTTGGCGGAACAGATACCGAAGCGGAAGAAATTTATAGTATAATGAGAAGCGGCGTTTATGTATCATAAGAAAGGATTTTAAAAATGAATACAAAAGAAATTACGGCAAAGCTCGAAAGTATGTATGATGTGAAAGAAGTAAATACCGGTTACCGCTATTGGTTTATGAAGTTTCTGAATTATACTCTTCAAATCTTCGGCGCCGACGGATTAACGCCGGAGCTTCCGTTGCGCGAGATTGAAGCTAATTTAATCTTGACGGGGCATGACATTATTTTTGACCACGAAAGCAAGTTAACAACTACGGAGACTACTCTTACAGGAGTCGGAAGATTTTATCTTCCGACAAATGCAATATACGCGGAGCCGGCGCTCGGATCCGGCAATCTTAAAATCGGGGAAGATTGCGTTATTATATGGAATTCTTCATTAAAGAATGGCGTTCTTGGGATTCCTATGTATTGCGGGCTTTATGATTTTATAGCAAGATACGCGCGGACGCTTGCGGATCTTGAAAGTACTTTTAACATTTATACCGTAAACGGAAGGCTTACGGCTTTCCCGGTAGCTTCAACTGATAGCGTGATTTCTTCTATTAAAAAGTTCTTCGGCGGCCTTGCTTTAGGCCGTCAGGAGATCATAACAGATAACGCCGTTATAAATCAGTTCCGAACGGTGGATATTATGAAGTCTTCCGTTTCGGATAAAGCTTATGACTGGCTTATTGCAAGGGATAAAGTTCTTGAAGACTTCTTTAAAAATATTGGCGTAAGATCCTATATACCGAAGAAAGCACAAGTAAATACAGAAGAGCTTGAAACGGATAATAAAAAACTGCTTATATCTATATCCGATATGCTGAAATGTCGCCAGGAAGGCGCCGACGCCGTTAATAAAATGTTTGGAACAAGTATTCGTTATTATATTAATGAAGAATTTATAGCAGAAAGTAAAGAAAATATGTTGAAGGGAGATAACGAAAAATGATAAGTAAAAATACGCTTTATTATTACATTAATAAATACAATAATATAATGCCGGATACACCGCCCGCGGCTTCCTGGTATTCTTCAATATCTTCAAATATTAACTCTTACTTAAAATATAATTACGGGCTTAGAGAGCTTATAACAGCGTCTCTTGAATACCTGGAAGACGCGGAAGAAACTGATATATTATCATGGATCAAAGAAAAGATTAATCTTGTATTTATTGCAAATGAAAATAAATACAATAAGCTTTTTGAGATCGAAACGGCGCAGACTTCCGTCTTATCTGATAAGAAATGGACGAAATCAACGGCGTTCTCAGGTAGTGACGAAATCACGCAATCAGGATCAGACAGCACAGCAAACACCGGACACGATACAAGAGCGTTAACCAACGGCGGAAGCGATACAAGCAAATTAACTACCGGCGGGCATGATACAAGTGCATTAACCAACGGCGGAAGCGATAGCGGATCAGAGACACACGGCGGAACAGATACCACTACAAATAGTAAGCCCGTTTTCGATCTTGCCGTTGATGTAAACGCCGGAAGCAGCGCAACGCAGAACGGAGAGACAATAAACACTTCCGCAACGTATGGAAAGACAGAAAATAATACTACAACTTATGGAAGAACCGAAAATAATACTTATTCTTACGGAAAGACTGAAAACGATACTACGACATACGGAAAGACAACCGCGACAACATACGGAAAGAAAGACACATTAAAACATGGGCAATCAATCCTTGAAAGCTACGAAGGAACCGACGACGATATGAAAGCAATTAAGGATTACAAAAACTTTTGGGGCAAGTGGTCTTTTATTGACATTGTAGCGCGTGATATAATTAATGAAATAACATATTCGACTATCTTCTAAGAAAGGTATTGCACCATGAACGAGATTATAACTATTATTCAGACTTTAGGCTTCCCGATTGCGGCGTGTTGCGCTATGGCGTGGTATGTTAAGTATATAACCGACAAAAACGATACTAAAATTGAAACGCTGGAGAAGACACACGGCGAAGCTCTGGACAAGATCACGAAAGCATTAAATAACAACACGGTAGCATTAACAAAGCTTGCCGAAAGATTAGGAGATTGCGACAATGACGATAAACGATAAGGGAATAGCTTTAATTAAATCTTTTGAAGGTTTGCGACTGAAAGCATATAAGGCGCTGCCGACTGAAAAATACTTTACTATCGGATACGGGCATTATGGATCCGACGTTAAGGAAGGCCAGACGATCACGGAAGCAGAAGCGGAAAAACTGCTTCGGGATGATCTTCAAAAGTATGAAGGAAAAGTAAATAAATATAGCGCTTATAATTGGAATAATAACGAGTTTTCCGCGCTTGTTTCATTCGCTTACAATATCGGAAATATTGACGGTCTAACAAAGAAAGGAGAACGCACAAGAGATGAAATTATTAAAGTTTGGCCTACGTACAACAAAGCCGGCGGGAAAGTATTATCAGGTCTCAGCAAAAGAAGAGCTGAAGAAGTTAAATTATTCACTACAAAGTCAGAGCTGGAAACAAGCACAGCGGAAGTTCCAAAAGAGATAAAGCTTAATCACTTGATTGAGCTTACCCGCGCCACAATGCGCGGAGAGTACGGAAGCGGAGTAAACCGAAAAAACCGACTCGGAAGCGCTTATAACGCAGTCCAGGCTATTATAAATTATATCTATCTTGCATAAGAAAAACCCCCGGAGATTTCCGGGGGTTTTCTTATGGAGGTACAAACAAGGCTTTTACTCGTCGGCGCCAAATTTAACGGCTATCACGTCTTTATTGTACTTTGTATTTTTGTACGTGTAAAGCGTAAAGAAGAACTTACCGTCGTTAATTGTTGTGTCGCCTTCCGCGCTCTGATTAATGTAGTCGTTAAGCTCATCATTGTAAGACTCCGGAAGGGAAATGAGCTTGTTTTCGTTACCCAGGTAGATAATACCGCGGTTTTTCTTCGGGTTGATAAACATGTTATGAACATAAAGCTTTTTCTCGGTGCCGAACGTCTTGAAGGCGTCTTCAAGCTTTAAGAACTCCGCGTCTTCCGGAATTTCCCTTGTAAAAATGTCCTTGATTTCATGTGTTCTGATCTTCATTTTTGTTTTCCTCACTTTCGTTTTCTGTTTCGGTTCCGTCTTCCGGTTCCTTGTTTTCGTTATCTATTGAAAAGCCGGTCACGGCCAGCTTATCAATCTTTTCTTTTAACTCGTCCATTTTCTTATGGGAGTCATCAAGCGCTTTTCGCATCTCTTCGGCGAACGGATCCGCCGGGGCGCCGCCCTGATCTTCGGATGATATATCCTTGTAAACTTCTTCGACCATATCTATCAACATATTATACCTACTTTCTTTTTAAGGATCCCCGCGTTACGTGGGCGCGAAGCGCGGGGAAATGAAAAGGAGTTGAAAATGCCGGGTGTAACAACCCAATAACATAATATATATCTTATGAAATAATGTCAAGCGTTAAAATCATCAATCGTTAATTGTTGCCCTTCTCCGGTCTTTCTTAATCTATAACCCAGCCTTCTATATTCTTCATATACCGGCTTCCAAATCAATTCGCATTGTTTACGCTCTCCGGGAAAATATTTTTCAAGAGTATCAAGCTCTTTTTGTAAATGTAAAGCAAAAGGGCAACCTTTGCACCCGGTACGCTCGAAATTATAAGGCGGCTTATAAATATCGCAAATATCAATATTATAAGCTTTTATAAACCAATCTTCCCAAGCTTTATCGACCGGAACTAACGGCTGAAAAGCTTTTATGTTTTTACCGCTAAATACTACGCATTTAGCTTTCTCTCTTCTTCCACCTTCGGCCGGCATAATACCAATAATAGCAATTTTACGCCCGGATTCTTTCATATAATTATGCAAAGGTTCCTTTTTTAACCTATCGCAGCACTTATCAGAAATTTTTATATCATTCCAATCATTATTAAATTGATATAATAACTTATTTGGGCATTTACGACTATTCCAAATGCTCGTACGATTTCTATATTCCGTACATAAAACGTTATTTTTTCGCCCTGTTTGATATTCCCAAACAGCCCTTGAATGAAACTTACTTTTAAAA